GCCTGTGTTTAGTGCATACGTAGTTACTTAGAGCAAGTTGTAGATGTTTGAATAGAGAGCACCTGGGTGTTTGAGAATGGTGCCTTGTGAAAGGAGTCTTTGAGAGAACTTTTAGTAAGAAGGGATATATAAATAAATATGACTTCATTATGAGTGGAAAAAAAATAAGAGAAATCATCATAAGTTATTTGAGTGGGAAAGGTAACTATCAAATGTCAGATGATTTGTTGATAGATGAAGTAGTTTTCAATGTTCAAGTTATGAATAACTGCAAGTTCAACATTAGAGCAGAAGGCTACAAAATAAATATAACTCAAAACCCAGAAAAAGAACCTTATTGGGTAAAATCACAAGATGTCCTTGTATACTATATGGCGCTTAAAGAAATCAAGGGATTATTTCAACAACTTGGTATAACACCTAAAGATAGAATAAGACTTCAACTTGATATGAAAGAAGCAGACATTGATGAGTTTGATAGTGTCTTTTCATAATGGAAACATCTACTAAAGTTGATAAAGTTGTTTACAATAGAGTGCCTCATATAAGAGAAAGCATTGACAATAAACTTATTTCAACATTGGTTGAATCAGGTAGTTCTATAGAAAACATAAAAATAAAATGTGAAGACATTCCCGGTGGGTGTTGCAAGCAAATGAAAGTTACAGCATATGACTCGTGATGAAATAAATGAACTCTTAGGTTGGAAAGAAAAATGGACTCCTGAAGAAAAAGAAAGAGCTCACGCTATTCTTAAAGAATGTATAGATGCAAGAAAATCAGGTAAGCCTAAGGAAATCTCATATAAAGATTGGGTATGGCTTGGAAGTATAAAGTGGAGTGAAAACTATTCAATCCCTTCAGGCTATTTAAATAAAAATAAACAATGACGAGAGAAGAGTATATCAAAGATTGTTGGCTTAAGGCACAACAATATATTGAGGGAGTTTACAATGATAAGATAGTAGTCAATAAATGGATTACAATGGCTATTCAAAGGCACGTTGATGATTTGAATAGAGATGATTTAGTTTATGATTCTGAGAGGATTGAAAGAGTTTTTTCATTTTTTTACTTCTTATTCCTAACACCTAAAAAAAGATTTGAGTTGCTACCCTATCAAGCATTCATTATAGTTTCCTTATTTGGGTTCTATAGATTGGATGGTTCAAGGAAATATAAATATGCATTTTTTTGGTTAGCAAGGAAAAATGGTAAAACTACATTTAGTGCTGCACTTCAACTTTACTTTATGATTGCGGATGGAGAATGGAACCCACAATCTATATTAGTAGCCTCAACAAAAAACCAAGCATCAATAGCCCTTAATGCAGCATCCGAACTTATACAACATAGTCCTGCACTAAAAAAGAGGTTAGAGTTTTTTGGACCTCAAGATAGTAGAAATAGAATAGTTTTCAAAGATAAAAAGAAGGCAGGCTTTTGTAAGTCATTTGCTCCATTTGCAGAAAGGTTAGATGGCTATCATCCCTCAGGCGCAATCTTAGATGAGGTTCACACATACAATGACTATTCACTTTTCAATGTGATAAAGTCTGGTGTTGGTGGAAGAGAAAACCCTATGATTTTGCTTATCTCAACAGCCGGCTTCAATCTTGATAGTATATGTTTTGATTTAGTAAAATCTGGAAAAACTCAACTCGAAAATCCAGACCTAAGGGATGATAGTTTCTTTTATTTACTTTATACGTTAGATGATGGAGATGATGTTGACAATCCTGAATGTTGGGTAAAAGCAAATCCAGCATTAGATGAAATAGTAACAATGGAATACTTACTTAATGAGTTCAATCAAGTAAAACTCTTACCAGTTCAAAAACCTAACTTTCTAACAAAACACTTAAACATATTTACAGAAGAGCCAAGTGTTTGGGTCCCTAAAGAAGTTTTAGTAAAATGTTTCAAGGATTTGAATATAGATGATTTTGAAGGAATGGATTGTTATATAGGTGCCGACTTTTCTAAAGTAAAAGACTTCTCGGCTCTCACCCTCACATTCGAAAGAGAAGGGCACCTATATTCTTTCCCTTATTTCTTCTTTGCTAATAGTGATGTTGAAATAACTTGGAGAAATAAATACTCTCTAAAAGGTTGGGTTGAAAGAGGCTTCATTATTCAAGGTGATAAACCTACTATTGATTATGATTTGATTTACAACTATGTAAAACAATGGAATGAGAAGTTCAATATAGTCCAGTTCAACTTTGACCCATATAACAAAAGAGAAATCATACCTAAACTAATACAGGACCTTGGCTTAAACTGCAAAGAGTTTAGACAAACTGCAGTTGCTTTCAATGACCCTATAAAACTTCTTGAAACTAAAGTCTATAATGAAGAAATAACCTTTCAAAACAATCCTGTTCTATTATGGAACTTTGGAAACATTGTTCTTTATATGGATGGCAATGCAAATGTCAAGTTTATGAAGAACAAAAATAATGACCCAATAGATGGAGCGGTTGCTACTGGTATGTCTATAGGTGCTTGGCATACTATAAACTCTTATGGACGCTATGATTTAAGTGTGTTCTCTAAATAAGAATAAATAAATAAAATAAATGACACATAATGTTTGACAATCTAAAAAGTTTATTCATTCCTAACTCACAAGGGAACGTTTATTTAGGCACCACGGATGCGTATAATGAACAAGTTATGATTCCGTTACAGAGTGGGATGACAAAGAATAAGTTTCAAAACAGTGATGTGGATAAGGTAAGTGTGGCAATGACCTGCGTAAAAGTCTTATCAAACACATTCAGTAGAATACCCTTAAAGATTTTAGATGAGTATGACACTTCAAATCAAAATCTTAAGAGTGATTACCGCTACAAACTACTTTACTATTCTCCAGATGGACTCATTACAGGGCAACAGTTTTGGATGGCATTGGAGTTTAATAGGCTTCTAAAAGGTAACTCATTTGCCAGAATAAAAAGAGATGCTGGAACAGGAAGAATAAAAAGTCTTGAACTTATACCATCAAATAAAGTTGGTGGATATAAAAAAGTAAGAGGCCAATACTATTACACCATTTACACAACTAAGGATGATTCAAAAGACCCTAAAAAAGAAGTTGTAAATGCAGATGATATGCTCCACTTTAGAATGGACACCAGAGATGGTGTGTGGGGTATGAACCCTATTGAAGCCATTCGTCTTCAACTTTCAAAAACCTGGAAAAGGGATGTTACTGAAGACACATATTTTGAAAACAATGCTTTTGCTCCGGCTGTAGTAAAAACTACTATTCCTGATGCAGCATTTCAAAAGCCTTTCAATGAGGCTATGGAACAACTTAAGACAATGAATGCTGGACCTTCTGGTTCAGGTGAATGGATTAAGATGCCTCCTTTTACAGAAATACAACAACTTACATTGAATAGTGTTGATGAAAAGTTTATCAACTCTTCTAAGTTTGATGCAGCAAGGATTGCCGGATTTTTTAGAGTGCCTCCTTATATGGTAGGTGTTTATGAATATAGCAAATACTCAAATCTTGAGCACGAACAAAGGAACTTTCAATCAACAATGAGTGATGTTCTTTTTATGTATAAAAGAGAAATAGAATGGAAGTTATTTTCTATGGAAGAACTTGAAAGTGGACTATATGTTACTTTTGATTCTAAAGTTCTTATTGATATGGACACTGACACTAAACTAAACTACTATAAAACAATGAAGGAACTTGGTGTGTTGAATGCTGACCAGATTGCTGAAGCAGAAGATTTACCTAAGCCAATAAAGATAGAAGAACCTAAAGAACCTGATATGCCTAATGAAGAACCAGATGATGATGAAACAGACATCTCTAAAGACGCATCAACAGGAGAATAAATAAAATAAAGAACTAAATATGAAGTTTGAAAAAAGATTCTACTCAACTGAGTTTAGAGCAGTTGAAGAAGATGGTAAAAAATACTTAGAAGGCTACGCCGCAAAGTTTGGAGTAAGGTCAAAACTATTATTTGAAAATGGTAGACTTTTTACTGAAGAACTTTCAAGAGATGCTTTTGAAGGTGTGTTAGAAAATGATGTTATACTAACATTCAATCATTCAAAAGACAAGGTGATGGCAAGAACTACATCAAAGACATTACAGTTGAATACTGATGACACTGGCCTATTCTTTAGGGCCGAACTACCAAGTAACGTTTCATATGCAAATGATATATATCAACTTGTGGAACGTGGTGACTTGAACTCAAACTCCTTTGCTTTTTATGTTACAAGAGAAGGTCAAAGCTGGACAAAAGATGAAGAAGGTAACCCCTTAAGAACAATCAAAAAAGTCGAGCGCTTAAGTGACGTTTCTGTTGTTACAAATGCAGCTTATCCTGACACGGAAGTTGCTGCACGTTCATATGAGGAAACTCGTGAGGATGAACCAGAAGAAACTGAAGAAGAACCAAGGGAGGTGGAAAATGAGGAACCTGCAGTAGATGACGAAATAGAGAAACTTAAACTCAAAACTAAACTAATCAAAATAAAATGAAAAAAATAAATGAAATGAAAAGCGAAAGAGCTACTCTTATCGCTAAAATGGAAACTATTACAAAAATGGACGCTCTTACTGATGAAGCAAGAGCAGAGTTTGATGGTTTCGAAGCAGAAGTTACTAAACTTAATGCTGACATTGAAAGAGCTGAAAAGCAAGAAAAACTCAACAAAATAGCTGCTGAAAAAGTAGAAGAAGTTGAGGATGAAAGAGAAGAAGTAAAACCTGTAGGACTTGAGTTCAGAGATTGGCTTAAGGATGCAGTTGAAAAAGGAATAAACTCAAAGTTTGAACTTAGAGCAGACCCTATCATCACTTCAACTCAAGCAGGACTTATCAATAAAGTTGTTGCTCCTGGATTAGACATTCTTGTTTCCCCAGGTGAAGCTTTCTTAAGAACCCTTGGTGTTTCTTTCTTCCCAGGACTTACTGGTAACTTTGTTCTCAACTATGTTGACCAAGACACTGCTACCTTCCCAGGTGAAGATGCATCTGCTGCTTCAGCAGATATGGCTCCTGGTTCACTTACCTTGGCTGCAAGGAGAGTAACCCACACTCAATCAATCACAAGAGAAACTCTTGCACAAACTAACCCAGGTGTTTATTCTGGTATAGTTCAAAACTTAGTAAATGGCATCTGGAATGCTGTAACTAATGATGTGTTTGACACTCTTCAAACTGATGCTGCTTCACAAAAAACAACTTTGACTGCTGCAGGTCTTACCTATGGTGACTTAGTTATGATGGAAGCTTCTATTGGTGGCTTAAACATTGGTGCTGGTGCGTATGTAACCACTCCTTCTGTAAAAGCTTACTTAAAGCAAAAAGTCGTTCTTGGAACTGACAATGGCCCAGTTTGGATGGACAATCAAATCAATGGCTATCCTGCTTATGGAGTCCCTGCTGCAAATGCTAATGAAGTATACTTCGGAGATTTCGGAAAAATGGCTGTTGGCCAATGGGGTGGAATAGAAATCATTGTTGACCCTTACTCACAAGCAAAACAAGGTAGGATAAACCTTACTGCAGTTGCACTTGTTGACACCGGATGTTTCAATCCTAATGGTGTTGTATGGGCTGATGTTTCTGCTGGTGTCTAATAGGCTATAGCAAGCATATCTTATATTATTCAAAAGGGAGGAAGGAAATCGGTTCTTCCTCCCTTTATAGCAAAAATAAACTAATCAAATGAGTTACGTAAGCATTCCAGGTAGAACTAAACCATCAAAAACAAAAACTGACTATCCAGTTTCATTGGCTGAAGCTAAGCGTCACTTAAGAGTTGATAAAGACTTTTATGATGATGATGACTACATTCAAGGTTTGATTTATGCAGGAACACAAAAAGCAGAAGAATATATTGGAAAAGATATAGCACTTACTACAACAGTTCTGGATTTATATGACTTCATTGGAAATGATATAGTGTTGGATGACGCAAACTTTGTTGAGTTGACTTCTATTGTAACAGATTCCAGTGTTGCTATTTCATCAAGTGAGGTAAGAAGCTACTATAACTTTACTTATATTGCATTAAGCACAAGTGCTGATGCAGACCCTCTTACTGTAACATATAAAACTGGATATGAACTTGGTGATTGTCCAGCAGTCATAAAACAAGCCATTTTGATAAAAGTTGGTGACCTTTATGATGTTGACAGAAGCTCATATACATTAGGTATATTTAAGGAAGGAAAAGCATTTGAAAGATTGCTTGACTCCTATAAACTAATCAACTTTGGAATATAATGTTAGCCTCAACACTAAATAAAAGGATTTATATTGAAAAAGAAGTAACAACAACAAATGCTGTTGGAACTCCTGTTGAAACATATTCATACCTTAAAGAGACTTGGGCATCAATGAGGTTACTTATAGGTAACACTCAGTTTTCTCAAGATGGAGAACTACCATTTTCTTCTACTGAGTTTATTGTTAGATATGATGATAGAATAGATTACAAATGTAGGATAAAATATGATGGTCAATACTATAGAATAAATCACATCCACGAACAAGGACGTAAAGATTTTTATAGGATTTTGGCTCTCGTTTGGGAGGAAAACTAATGGCTGATATGAAATGGAAAGTTGAAGGACTTAAAGAAGTTTCAGATGCTTTAAGGGTTTTGCCTGATAAACTTAGCATTAGCCTTTTACGAAGTGTCAACAGAAGAGTTCTTTCAAAAGAAGTTGTAAAACCATTAAGGGCTGCAGTTTCACATCAAAGTTTCAAAAAAGGAATAAAGGTGTTTACTGATAAAGCAAATAAAACAGGTGCTGTTGTTGGACCAGATTCAAAAGTGTTTTGGATTAGATTTGTTCAAAAGGGAACAAAGGAACGTTTCAAAAGAGGAAAAATAACTGCCCATAATACCATTGAACCTACTATTGACCAATCTATTGACAATGTCATTAAGTTTGCAGGAAATGAATATGAAGATGAGATGATTAAGTTTATGTCAAAAAAGCTAAAAAGATTACGAAAAATATGAGTTACGGAAGCAATATAAGAACTATAATGATAGGTGATTCAAGTTTGAATGCCGCAGTTGATGGCATTTTCTATGAACACTTACCAGATAACTTTGACCTAACTAAAGCTTGGGTTGTATATACATTTAGTATAAACTCTCAACAAGATTGTTTAGACACTAAAAATGTTTTTCATACCTATGACCTTGCTGTAAGAGTTATTTGCAATGACACTAACACAAGGGAAAGCTTAAGTGATTATATAACAGACTATCTTAATGGGAATGATTCTGATGGGATTCAAGATATATGGTTTGTAAATAGCTCTCCTACTAATGATTTGGAAAAAGCTATATATGCAAATACTTTGTCGTTCTCCTCTTTCTATCTCAAATAAGAATAAATAAAAAAAAGAAACTAAAAAAAACTAAATACTATGTCAACCCCTTTATTTTCAAAATCAATGAGCGTTGTGATTGATGGTTCTACTTTAGGATGCGCAACTGACTTCTCTCTTTCTATATCAAAAGATATGATTGAAATAGCTTGCTTATCAAGCACCGGCGCTAAACAAAATGTCCCAGACCTTTATGGTTGGACAGTTTCCTTCTCAGGTTTGAGAATGCAATCAGCAACAGTTGATGCAGGAGACCTTTCATATGATGACTTAGCAGCATCAATAATCTCTAACACAGATGCTTCTGTTGCAATATACATATTGCCTGATGTTTCATCTAACAAATACTTAAGTGGTGCTGGCTACTTATCTTCACTTTCTATGGACGGTGGAGTAGGTTCTGCAGTTACTTTCTCAGGTGAGATTGCTGGTGATGGTGAACTCAATCAGTTGACTACATCTTAAACCATATATACATCTGCACGAAAACTAAGGTTCATTTTGGATATATAATATAAAAATATATTCATTATGGACCTTTCTTATGTAACTTACAAGGGAGAAAAACATCCCTTAAACATCAACTTTTACGCAATCAAACATTTTCAAAAAACTTCAGGTAAACCTGTATATATGATGCAGGACTTTACAGAAGATGAAGAGATTCTTTTATTCCACGCTTTAGAAGCTGGCTATCACGAAATAGGAAAAGAAATGCCATTCAAACTCGAAGATATGGAATGGGTTTTGAATGATTGTAAAAAAGAGTTTGAAAAAGCTGTTGTTGAAGCTTTTCCCCCACCAGAAGAAACAAAATCAGGAGGAGATAGTAAAAAAAAATAACTGTTGATGACCTTTTTGGTGTGGCAGTTGGAATGATGGGTTTAGACCCATACGTCTTTTGGAGACTTACTCCCCGTGAGTTTCATTATATTTCAAAAGGATTCAATGAAAAACTCTTAAGTGAAAGAAGAGAAAGTTGGGACCAGATGAGATTACAAACATATTACATATATTGTTCTATTCCTAAAGGAAAAGGAAAAAGAAATCCTACATATAAACAGTTTTGTGCTCAACACATACCTATGCCTTGGGATAGAATAAGCAAAGGTGAAAGACAAGGTTTATATGAAGATGAACAACCACAAGTAACTCCTCAAATGTGGGCCGACAAAATAAAAGAGCTATCTAACGCAAAATCAAGACAACTTGGTGCTTCGGAGGTCAAATCTATCTAATGAATAAATATAAAAATAAACTATTCAAATGGGTTACTTATATGATATGGCTTTACGTCTCACTGCAGAAACAGCAGACCTAAAAAAGGGATTGAACAAAGCTAATAGTCAACTTACTGGTTTTCAAAAACAAGTTTCAAACATCAATAACAAAATGTCAAGCACTTTCAAAACTATTGGAGGTGCCATTGCTGGTGCGTTTGCTGCAAGAGCTTTATATAACTTTGCAAAGGAGGCAGCAAACTTAGCTTCTGAGTTTAGAGGTGTTGAACAAGCTTTCAAACGTTTAGGAAATGCTGGTGAAAATATGGTTGCATTGAAAAATGCTACAAGAGGAACAGTTTCTGAGTTAGAACTTATGAAACAAGCTATAAAAGCAGAAAACTTTGGCATACCAATGGAAACACTTGCTGCAGGTCTTGAGTTTGCTACAAAAAGGGCAGCACAAACTGGTGAAAGTGTTGATTATTTAGTAAACTCATTTGTAACAGGTCTTGGACGTAAATCAGTTCTTATTCTTGACAACCTTGGTATATCTGCAATAGCACTTAAAGAAGAGATTGCACAAACAGGTGACTTTATGAAGGCTGTTGCTAACATTACAAATAGAGAACTTAGTAAAATGGGTGAGGTTATGTTGACGGATGCTCAAAAAATGGCTCAGTTCAATACAAACATCCAGGAAGCAAAAACAAGATTTGGTGAGTTAGTTCTTAAAGGACTTATACCATTTGTTGATGTTGGAAATAAAATGTATGCTTCAATAAATAGTCAATCAAAGGCTATGGAAGAAGAAAGAGTTCAAGTGAACTTATTGGTTGCGCAACTTTCAAATGCAGGTTCAACTCAAGAACAAAGGAAAAAAATATATGAAGAACTACAAAAACTTTATCCTTCTATTCTTAAAGGAATAAGTCAAGAAGCTATAGACACTAAAAAACTTTATGAAAACTTAAGGGAATATAACTCTGAAATGTCTAAGAAGATTGCTCTTCAAGGATTAGAAGAAGATAAGCAAAAAATCATTGGTAAACAAGCAAATAAGTTAGCAACACTTTCAATAGAACAAGCACAAGCATTAGATAGGTTGAACCAAGGGTATGAAGAATATAACAAAAAAGGAAAAATAAATGATGATGCTGAAAAAGCATTTGCTGCAGTTAGAGCACAAATAGAAAACTTAAACAAAGAACCTATTGACCAAGCACAATGGACAAAAAACTTAGATGCTATAGCAGTTTCTGTAGGTGATTTGACTTTTGCATTTAGGAATGGTATGAACATCATACAATCAGATGCTACTAATGCTGGTCAAGCATATAGAAACTTCTTAGAAAACAATGCAGATGCTTTAGGTGAGTTAGACAACACAATAGCTTATTTATCAGGTCAGATTAAGAAAATAGAACCTGAAGAACTTATTGATGGAGATGATGCTATACTTGTTCTAAACTCAATAGCATATTTAGAAGATGAAATAGCTAAAAAACAAGAAACTCTACGTAACATTCCAGTTGGACCTGATTTAGCAAAAGCAAATCAAGAAGTTGAAGCATTACAAGAAAGATTAGACATACTAAAGAGTTTTGGGATTGAAGCAGATATAGTTTGGAAGCCTAAAATAAGAATAGAAGAAGACACATCATCATTAGATGACTTCATTACTCAAATGGAGGCAGATTTACAAGCAGAACTTGCTGGAGAAACATTTGAAGCAGTTTTACCTATTGAAATAACACCTGATATACTTGCACAAAGTTTAGAACAATATGACTGGTCTAAATCATTTGTTGGTATGGAAGAGGCAGCAAATAATGCTTGGGCAAGAAATGAACTTACTTTTACAGAATACCAAGATAGGCTTGGTGAAATACAAATGGAAAAGCAAGCATATAGGAATGAACTTTTACAACAATCTGCACAGTTTGCTGTGGCAATAGGTGACTTCCTTTCTAATATGTATGAAGGTCAAATGAATAAAGAACTTGCTGCAGCAGGAAATAATGAAGAACAAAAAGATAAGATTAGAGCAAAATATGCTAAGAAACAAAAAAGGATTGCTATTATACAAGCACTTATTGGAACTGCTTTAGCAGTTGTAAATGCACTTCAAACACAACCATTCTTTCCATTAGGTTTGATTATGGCTGGTGTGGCTGCGGCGGCTGGTGCGGCTCAAGTTGCAGGTATAGCATCTCAATCATTTGCTGCAGGTGGTGTTGTTTATGGACCTACTCAAGCATTGGTTGGTGAATACCCTGGAGCAAGAACAAATCCTGAAGTTATTGCACCATTGGATAAGTTAGAAAGTATAATACAAAATACTATGGGTGGTGAAGTTTATTTCACTATAGATGGAACACAACTTGTAGGTGTTCTAAATAATCAATATGTAAAATCAGAAAGTTACTAATGGCTTACGAAATCAAATACTATGCACCTTGGATAGCAGTAAATGCTTATGGAACAACAAATAGTGGTCACGTTTATATTGATGAACTTGATGGAACTGACCCATCATCACAAATAACTTTACTACCTGATGGGGTTGAAATAGATTATACTTTTGAAGATTGGAATAAACCTATTGTAAAACTTAATGCATCACTTCAAATCCTTAATGATAAAGCAGACTTTTTTGAGTTGACTGATTTACTTACAAACACTGAAAGACAATATAGAGTTAGAATAGTAAATGAAGATTCAAGCATTCTTTTATTTAATGGATTTTTGAATACTGCTACAATAAGTCAAAAATATAAAAAGAACACACCAATAAAACTTACTGCATCAAACTATGTTGCAAAGTTGAAGGATTTGACTCCTGAAAGTGTTCAAACAATACAAAAGAAGTCTTGTATAGACCTCATCTCAGAGTCACTCAGATTGACAGGAAAGGAAGATAATATACGAGTCAATATGTCTTTATACCCGGAAGGAGAGGCGCCTACAGGTGCCCAGACAGCATTGAATATAGTTGGTGCTTATACGGAAGTTTTTTGGAAAAACAATATAGAAAGAGATGGTGGACTTGACATAATAGAAAAACTATGTGTCCCAATGGATTTATATACATATTGGTTTGAGGGACATTGGTATATTGTTAGATATGATGATATGTATAACAAACCTCAGGAATATGTTGAATATGAATGGGATGTTAGTTATGGATATAGTGACACTGGAACAGATGTTTCAACAAATGACTCTTCAATAAATATAAGGGATTTATGTTTTATAGGTGGAGAACCTACTATTTCATTTATACCTGGATTGAATAAGAATGAACTTAAACTTGTTGGTTTACCATTTAAGAACTTAGTAAACACTTTAATAGTTGGAAATGCAACAGAAAATAGTTTAGTTTCAAGTGTTCAATACCCAGACTTTAAGCAATGGCAACTATATAATGGATGTGTTTGGTGGGATGCTTCATCTTATTCAACAATAAAAAATGCAACAGGTAGAAGTGCTTTTACTGACCCAGATATAAATGGATGTGCAACAAGATTTCAAGTTACAGTTGAGCCTGGTGCAGGAACAACATTGAAAATAGAGTGGAAATGGGTGCCTCCTACAATAGGTGGTTCACCTGGATGGAACTTTGACTATACAATAAGATGGTTCTTAAGAGACCCTCCTGGAGGCACATATATAATGAATGATGGAAATAGATGGTATAGAGACACTGAAAGTTTTGCAGATGCAGTTCAAGAACTAAGTGTTTCTGGTAATGATGTAGACCAGAATAGTGGTGTTGCAGATTTAAGTCTTACAATAGATTTAAGTGACCCAAGTGTTGGTATAAGTGGAGACAATGATTTAATCTTTGGTTTGATTATACCTTGGTATGCTAATATAGGTGACACACCTGGCACTGATTTATTGGCAGAACTTTATGGTGACTTTACTATAAGTGCAACTCAACAACTACAAAATAACCTCATAACAGGAACATTGAATAATGGATTTTTGAATAAGAAAACTACAACTATTGACATATATGACATTGCAAGTTTGATTTATGCAAATGGATTTTTTACAGGTGATGATGAATATAATGAAAGAACTGTAAACTGGACAACTGATGATTTAGCTTTTTATCCATTGACTGATTTACTTATTTCAAGTAAAAGTGAGTTGTTTTATTTGACAAGACAAAAACTAAGTGGAACACTAAAAACATCATCACATTTAAGACCATTTAGCAACTATTATGACGCAAGTCAAGGATATAAACAGTTTGTGTTGACTTCATACAATCATAACATAATGAAAGATGAATATAAATGTGAATGGTTAGAATATAACACAGATTTAGTAAATATAAACTACGAATAATGAGCATTGATGTAAGTATAAGAAAACAGTTTATTGACGTAACTCCAGAAGGAACAGGAACCTATATTGTAGGTGGTGTTATAGGAGGTGGAACATCACCAAGCCTGGCTAACTACTATACAAAGGCTCAGTTGCAGGCTGGTGCATTGAATGATTTGTATATAAATGAAGTGCCTGGTGCAGCGGAGCAGTTTTTATTTACAAATGGTGGTGGAGATGCTTCACTTATTCCAGGTTACACTATAACAGATGGTGCTGGATTTGACACAATAAACTTAGGTAGAACTGGTGATAGTGGAACAAAAATAGCATTAGTAGGTTCTGGTATATTAGAGTCTGGATATGCAAGTAACTTAAACATTAGTGGTGGTGATGGTGGAGCCTCTGGTGGAAACTTATTGCTTGAAGGTGGTGATGGAACTACAAAAGGAAATGTAAATATAGGAGTTTCAAACACATCATTTATTGGTTTATACGCTCCAGTTCAACTATTGAAAGATGTTTCATTAGCAACAGGCTACAAAATATATGCTGATGAGTTAGAAAGTAAAGTAGAGTTTGTAAGTGGATGGACAGGTGATGGATGGGAAATAACAAAAAATAGTGATGATGAATATGACCTTGAAGTAGACAACTTAAGAGTTCGTGGACAAATGAATGTTTATGAACTTATTCTAAATAAGATTAGAGCAACAAATGGTTCACTTTGGGTTAGTGATGCTGTAGAAGCAATATGGCCTGGTGATGCAAGCACAACACAAAAAAGTGGTTTATATTGGGACTCAGCAAATGACACAAACTATTTCTTAGTTGAGGCTGGAATGAATACGTTGATGACAAATGATATGATTAGGTCACAACAGTTTTTAGGAAATAACATTCACCAATATGACTGGAAAGTTACTGATTCTTCAGGAACTTATATTGCAGTTGAAAAAGGTAGTCCTACTATTCATCCTACTGATGGTGCATATGATTGGTTCACTTGGAAAGGAACAAATGCTATTGTAACAACAAATGCTAATGGAACTGATGTTTATTTCTCAACATCTATTGGGGCTTCTTATATAGATTCTTCTATATTTGTTTGCGGAAAAGGAAGAGTAGAATACTGGGATGCTGTAGAAGGAGTAGCTTTAGGGTCTATGACAACGCTTACTGTTTCTATAATGAATGCTGCAACAGATACTGCAGTTGACCAAGACACTATTGCAATAAGCACTCCTACAGATTGGACTTTAAGAAAAGAGTTTGATTTATATTGTGATATAGACACATCAGTTTATATGAGGATTTCTGCTTCACCACTTCAATCAAACAATGATTTAATAGATTACAAAGGATATATCTATTCACACGCTTTAGACACATCACTTGATGTGACAGGATTTACATTTGTAAGAATGGGTAACACTACAGATGAAGATAGGCAAGGTGCCATTTATCTTACTGCAAGTGATACAAATGCTCCTTATTTAGAAGTTCTTGATGAAATGACTTCTCACACAATAGGGAATACAAATAGAAAAGTAAGATTAGGAAAGCTTGATGGACTAAGTTGGGAAGGAGATGCTATAACAAGTTATGGTTTATGGACTGAAGATGCTTAT